TAGTGGTAACTTCTCTGTGTTTGAGAAAGCCTACGAATGGTACACGTTCGGTGCCCGTACTCGACTAATGCCGGGGGGTAGGGTAGCAATTATCCAGACTCGGTGGCATATGGACGACCTGACAGGGCGTGCAGTCAAGGATATGGCTCAGAATGAGCGAGCTGATCAGTTTGAGGTCATAGAATTTCCCGCTATACTAGAATTTCAAGACGAGACTACGGGGGAGATAACAGAAAAGCCCCTGTGGCCTGAGTTTTTTGATTTAGAGGCACTATTACGTACCAAAGCGTCAATGCCTACGTTCCAATGGAACGCCCAGTACCAACAGAAACCGACTGCCGAAGAAGCTTCTATAGTAAAAAGGGAGTGGTGGAACGAGTGGGAGAAGGAAGTTCCGCCCGCGTGTGAGTATATAATCATGTCACTGGATGCTGCGGCAGAAAAGCACAACCGCGCAGACTATACTGCACTCACTACATGGGGAGTGTTTTATAATGAGGACGAAAGTGCGTATAATATTATCTTGCTTAATAGCATTAAGCAGCGTATAGAGTTTCATGAACTTAAAGAACTAGCGATGCAAGAGTACGCTGACTGGGAACCAGACTCGTTTATTGTGGAGAAGAAGAGTTCAGGCGTGGCGTTATACCAAGAAATGCGGAGAATGGGTCTTCCTGTGTCCGAATATACCCCTCATAGAGGGTCTGGTGATAAACTAGCGCGTTTAAACGCAGTATCTGATATTGTACAGTCTGGATTGTGTTGGGTTCCGCAAACTCGATGGGCTGAAGAAGTCGTAGAAGAGATAGCGGGATTCCCATTTATGAGTAACGATGACTTGGTGGATTCGACTGTAATGGCGCTAATGCGCTTTAGACAGGGTGGTTTTATACGCCTACCTACCGATGAAGCAGAAGAACAACAATATTTTAAGCGGCGTGGAAACGGGTACTATTAAGAGGCTAAATGATGGCAATTGAGAAAGGTATATACGCTGCCCCCAAGGGTATAGAGGAAGAAGTAGACGAGGGCATGGAAGGGGAGCTAGTCGAGCAAGCACTAGAAATCGAGATCGTTGACCCCGAAATGGTAACTTTGTCTGATGGCAGTGTAGAAATTACGTTAATCCCCGGAAATGAGTCTTTAGGGGGTAGTTTCGATAGTAACCTAGCAGAAGAACTAGAGGAAGACTACTTAACATCTCTCGCTAGTGACCTCATAGAAATGGTAGATTCTGACGTAGATAGCCGAAAAGAGTGGGCTGACACGTACGTTAAGGGTCTAGACATCATTGGTTTTAAGTATGAAGAGCGTACTACTCCTTGGGAAGGCGCTTGTGGCGTTAACTCTACAGTCTTAGCGGAAGCAGCTATTCGTTTCCAAGCAGAGACCATGAGTGAGACTTTTCCTGCGGCTGGCCCCGTTCGTGTAAAGGTATTAGGACAAGAGACTAAAGAGAAAGACGAAGCGGCTGAACGTGTAAAAGCCGACATGAACTACGAATTAACCGAGAACATGGTTGAGTATCGCCCCGAACACGAGCGTATGCTGTATAGCCTAGGACTCGCAGGATCAGCGTTTAAGAAGGTTTATTTTGATCCTAACCTAGGTAGACAAACCGCTATCTATATCCCCGCAGAAGACGTTATCGTGCCTTACGGTTGCTCTAATATAGAGTCTGCCGAGCGCGTTACCCATATCATGCGGAAGACTAAGAATGACTTACGTAAGCTACAGGTAAATGGGTTTTACCGAGACATAGACTTAGGTGAACCCCAATCATTCCATACTGACATAGAAGAGAAGAAAGCCGAAGACGGTGGGTTCTCTCTTACTGACGATGATCGTTATGCTATGTACGAGATTCATGCAGACCTTGTTATTGAAGGTGTAGATGACTCTGACGATGATATAGCTAAACCTTACGTAGTTACTATGGAACGGGGCAGTAACGAGATACTTGCTATTCGCCGTAACTGGGACGAGGAAGATAAGCTAACATTAAAGCGTCAACACTTCGTACATTACGTATATGTCCCCGGATTTGGCTTCTACGGCCTTGGACTGATTCACATCATTGGTGGTTATGCTAGGGCAGGAACATCGCTTATACGCCAACTGGTAGATGCGGGTACCCTATCTAATCTTCCGGGGGGTCTAAAATCTCGTGGACTACGCATTAAAGGTGATGATTCTCCCATAGAACCGGGGGAGTGGAAGGATGTAGATGTGCCATCAGGTAGCATCCGCGAGAACATAATGCCCCTTCCTTATAAGGAGCCTAGTCAAACGCTACTTGCTTTACTAGATCAGATCACTAATGAAGGCCGTCGTTTAGGTGCTATTAGTGATATGAACATCTCTGACATGTCAGCTAACGCTCCTGTAGGCACTACTCTAGCATTACTAGAGCGTACGTTAAAACCTATGGCAGCAGTACAGGCGCGTGTCCACTATGCTATGAAGCAAGAGTTTAAAATGCTCAAAGCTATCATGGCTGAGTATGCCTCTCCTGAGTACGCTTATCAGCCTCTTAGAGGCGAAATGTCAGCACGGCAGTCAGATTACAGATTAGTAGACGTTATCCCTGTAAGCGACCCTAACAGCTCTACAATGGCACAACGAGTGGTACAGTATCAAGCTGTGTTACAGATGGCCCAACAAGCTCCACAAATTTATGATCTACCACAACTACACCGTCAGATGATTGATGTCTTAGGCATTAAGAACGCTGACAAGCTAGTCCCAACGAAAGACGATATAAAGCCAAGCGATCCTGTAAGCGAGAACATGAACGCGCTAACAGGTACCCCTATAAAAGCTTTTATTTACCAAGACCACGATGCCCACATGGCAACGCACGAAGCATTCATTAAAGATCCTATGATTGCTCAATCTATCGGGCAGAATCCACAAGCTCAACAAATCATGGCGGCGTTACAAGCGCACATTGCAGAACACCTTGGATTCAAGTACCGCAAGAAGATGGAAGAGAAGTTAGGAGTACCATTACCAGCACCTAACGAAGAAATGTCTGAAGATATGGAAGTTCAGTTGGCTAGAGTTATGGCCGATGCGGGTAAGCAACTTACTCAGCAGAACGAACAAGAAGCAGCACAGAAACAAGCGCAAGAACAACAGCAAGACCCAGCGTTTCAGTTGCAGCAAGCGGAACTACAGGTTAAGCAGCAAGAAGTACAACGTAAAGCCCAGAAAGATCAGGGCGATATGCAGATTAAACAAGCGGAACTACAACTTAAAGCTCAGAAGAATCAAGGTGATTTGCAGATAGACGCAGCTAAACTTGAGTTGGATAAGCAAGAGTTGCAAATAGATGCCCAGAAAGCGGGTGCTAAACTAGCTGCGGATAGAAGAGTAGCTAACACTAAACTTGACCTTGATCTAATGAAAGAGGCCAAAAGCAAACCAAAAGGATAAAATATGTCTACTACCGTCTTTGACGTGCTAAAAAGTAAAATCGAAGCCGATATGTCTTCAGCAACAGAATTTCTAGGTAATGGAGGAGCTAAAGACTTCGCTCAATACAAAGAAATAACAGGAATGCTACGAGGTCTCATCTCCTGTTTGAACCATGTAAACGATCTCTCGCGCAACTATTTGGATGATGACAATGACTGATTTAAACAACACTGAAGAACAAGAAATAACGGAAGAGGAGTTAGAAAATCAACTACCGACACCCGTAGGCTATAGAGTATTAATAGCCATGCCAGAAGTAGAAGATACGTATGGGGATAGTGGGATTATTAAATCTAACAAAGAAGTTCAGTTAGATACGGTTATGTCTACTATCGGACTTGTACTGGATATGGGAGCGCAAGCTTATTCAGATAAAGATCGTTTCCCTACTGGCCCTTGGTGTAAGCAAGGAGACTATGTAATGTTTCGTATGAATACAGGTACACGGTTTAAGGTAAATGGGGTTGAGTATCGTTTAATGAACGATGATTCGATTGAAGCGGTAGTAAGCGATCCTCGTGGCGTAACACGAGTGTAAGGAGTAGCAAATGGCTTTTCAAAAAGTTGAGTTTGATTTTCCTGATGAAGAGGAAAATAATAAGGGTGACATAGAAATAGAGTCCAGTGAAGCGGTAGAAATAGACCTATCTGGAAAAAAAGAAGCAAAAGACTATAAGGAAACTGAAGATGAATATGAAGTTGAGGTTGTTGACGATGTACCGAAGTCTGACCGTAACCGTAAGCCTTCTTCTCCTCCGAATGAGGTTACAGATGAAGAGTTGGAAGATTACTCTGAAAAAGTTCGTAACCGAATCAAACACTTCAGCAAAGGCTACCACGACGAAAGACGCGCCAAAGAAGCGTCCCAACGCCAAAGCCAAGAATTAGAAAGTTTTGCTAAGAATCTTGTTGAAGAAAATAACAAGCTAAAAGGTACGGTAGACAAAAACCAAGAAGCGTTACTAGAGCAAGCTAAGAGAACTGCTGCTGGCGAAATGTTGCTAGCAAAGCGTTCTTATAAACAAGCTTATGAAGCTGGTGATGCAGATAAACTGCTTGAAGCACAGGAAAAAATGACTGCTGCTAACTTAAAAGCAGACAAATTGGAGAATTTTGCGCCCAGTTCTTTACAAACGCAAGACAATGAGGTACAAATACCTCAACAAAATGTAACTAAACAACCAGAAATAGACGAAAGAGCCGCAAACTGGGCCAAAGAAAACTCTTGGTTCGGAAGTGATAAAGAAATGACTGGCTACGCTATGGGGTTACATGACAAACTTGTTACAGAGGAAGGTGTAGATCCTTCTAGTGACGAATACTACGAGACTATAAATTCTCGTATGCAGAAGCTGTTCCCTGACAATTTTGAAGGGGAAGCAGAGGAGACTGAGTCTAAACGAAGGTCAAATGTGGTTGCCCCCGCTACGCGGAGCACAGCACCTAAGAAGGTGCGATTAACGCAAACACAGGTAGCTATCGCTAAAAAACTTGGGGTTCCATTAGAACTATACGCCAAAAAGGTTGCTGAAGAGATGAGGAAAATATAATGGCTGAGAACAGAATTAATCGTGAGAACGTAACCCGTGAAAAAACGGCCCGTAAAAAATCTTGGAAAAAGCCGGAGGTTTTACCTTCGCCTAATGACGAGCAGGGCTACGCATTTCGTTGGATTCGTGTAAGCACGCAAGGTAATGTGGATGCCACAAATCTCTCGTCTAAATTGCGTGAAGGGTGGGAACCAGTAAAAGCATCGGATCATCCCGAAATAACTATGGTTACTATTGAGCAGGAACGGTTCAAAGATAACGTAGTGATTGGAGGACTAATGCTGTGTAAGGCTCCAAAAGAACTGACTGAAGAACGAAATGAGTACTATGAGTCTCAGACTAAGTCACAAATGCAGTCAGTTGATAACAGCTTCATGCGAGAAAATGATCCCCGTATGCCGCTATTTAATGAGCGGAAATCGAAAGTTACCTTTGGTAAGGGAACTTAACTCAATTATTTTATAGGATATATATTATGTCTGCTACAGATTCAGGATACGGGTTTATCCCCGTAAAGCGATCAGACGGCATGCCTTATGCAGGTGCCACTGATTCGTTCTTAATTACTCCCGCCGGAGTAGCACAAAATATCTTCTACGGTTCCGTTGTAGAGATTAGCGCAGGATATGTGCAACTTGCTTCCGGTACAGGTGCTGATGCAACTACCAATAA